ACGCGTTCGAAAACATCAACCTTGCTGTGGCGAGGTTCGTGGATTCGCTCGACTCGGATAAGTCGTCTGGGTGGAGCTCGCATTGGATCCCCGGGCCCAAGGGCCAATGGCAGACCCAGCAAGGCCTGGAAGACATCTCGTACTTGGCGAGGTGCCGTCTGTGCCTGAGAATTGCCGTGGGCCCGCGTTGGATGTCTCAGATGACCCCCGCGCAACTGGTAAGCTTCGGGCTCGCCGACCCGCGCGTTCTATTCATCAAGGACGAGCCACATTCCCCCGAGAAAGCGGCAGAAGGCAGATGGCGCCTCATCTGGGGTGCGTCCCTAGTTGATGTTGCTGTCGCGTCGCTGTCTTGCAGGAGGCAAGACAAGCTAGACATCGCGATGTACCAGCAGGGGCCCAAGGCCTACTGCGATAAGGACTTGCGCTCGCACCAACAGGGTGTGGGGTGTGGCCACCATGACGAGGGCATTCGCCGGATTGGCCAAGAGTTGGACCGGCTCATCTCGACCGGCCTGGAGGTGTTCGACGCGGACGCCTCTGGCTGGGACATGAGCGTGCGCAGGGAGGCCATCTACTGTGATGCAGCGAGACGGTTCATGCTCTACAGGGGCAAGGAGCCTGAGCTGTTTAAGAAGATGTGCCTGTGTGAGGCGGCAGCGAACTCCGCGCACGTCGTGGCCGTAGGCCATGACCTGTGGGAGATATGTGTGCCTGGCATCACAGCCAGCGGAATCCTCTCCACCTCAGCCCAGAACTCTTTCATGAGGGCTCTCACGTATCGCTTCGCCGGTGTGCACGACGTGTTCGTCGCCGGAGATGACGCTGTGGGAGCTCGCGAGAAGGGACGAGACCACGTTCAAGCGCTGGCAGCGTATGGGCCAGTTGAGAAGCTGGTCAACCTTTACGACCCAGCCACTGGCATTGATTTCACGTCTCACACATTTCGCAAGACAGCCGAGGGCTGGCATGCTAGGTTCAACAACCTAAGCAAAGCTTGCGCCAAGCTGGCCTTTGCGAAAGAGGTGAAACGCGAGCAGCTGGCTGGCATCCTCTTCGCAATTCGTAACTCTCCAGCAGACATCGAGCTCTTCAAGCAGATCGCGGTGGCCAACGACTGGCCTATCCACGGTGTTGAAGCAGCCTACCAGCCCTTCTAAGGGCGACG